TGCAACAAACTCCGACGGCACACCTAATATCCTTATAGACGATTATGGTGTTAACATTGCAGCGTGGGAAAGTGCCGGAGGCATAGGGTTCAAACATAAAGATCATAAGTTTGAAAGAACTGCCAAAAAATTAAAAGCAGAAATAGAAGAAAATTTTCAACATCTAGTAAGAGAACATATTGAAGAAAACTTTGCTGATGGTAAAAAGAAGGGTAAAAGTAGACCCGGAAGAGTAAAAAAATCAGGTGCAAGTTGCAATGGTAGTGTAACATCGTTGCGTAAGAAGGCTAAAAACGCAAGCGGTGAGAAGGCTAAAATGTATCACTGGTGTGCTAATATGAAGTCAGGTAAAAAGAAATAGGTTTTACAAGACCACAAACAGGATAAATAATATTATGAAACTAAGTGAATTATTTGCAGAAGATACTAGAACTAGTATTACTAAGGATAAAGAGGATTACGAAGCAAAACGTAAGGCTTTGCAGGATATTCAGTTGGATCCTGAAACAAGTAAAAGCGAAAAGTTAAAGAAAGAACTTATGCGTAGAAAGTATGAGTTAGAGAAAGAAGCAGGTGAAAAAGGCTTTAAAGAGTCTGCTACAGCAGGTGCAATTACATCAAGTGCTATTGCTAGTGTAGAAGCACCGCATTTAAGCCCAGGCAATGCACGTGGTAAAAAGAGCTATACGGGCGATCCTTGGGGTGGAAAATCAGGCACAAAAGCGCCACCGCAGCCTAAGGTTAAACAACCAAAAGCGGGCAACGGAACTGCTAAAAATGCACTGGATATGAAGAACAGTATTTTTGGAGAGAATCCAGTAAGAAGATAAATACTTACTATACAAAGGAAACTACTATGGACTTTAGAAAAATTATAACAAAAATGCGTGACCTAGATCCGACTACGCCAAGTCAAGATTTACAGCATTATTCAACACTGGCGGAATCAACAGGTATTGCGCTGGGTGCTAAACAAGTAGTTACTGAAGCAGCAAAACCAGACTTTCTTGATATGGACAAAGATGGCGACAAAAAAGAACCTATGAAGAAGGCTGTTAAAGATGCTAAGAAAAAGAAAGAAGTAAAAGAAGGTGTATACGAAGGCAAGATGCCATCTAAAGCAGCAATAATGAAATGCTGTAAAGATGGAATGAGTGCCGCAGAAGTATGCAAAAAGTATAAAGACTGTGATCCAGCAAAAATTAAAAAGATGTGCAAAGACTGCAAAGCAGAAATGAAAGAATCTGTTAATGAAGCAGAGCAAGTAATTAAAGCAGAGAAGAAAGCAAAAATGCCTAGCAAGAAAAGCATCTTAATGATGTGCGGCAAAGGCATGAGTGTTAAAGAAATGTGCGAAGCACATCCAGACTGCGATCAAGAGAAACTAAAAGAAATGTGCGAATCTTGTATGGAAGAATACAAGAAGAAGAATGAATCAATTACATTTAAAGACATGGATGGTGAAATTGTAGAAGCACAATCTGCAAAACAGAAAGCAGCATTCAAAAAAATGTTAGACAAAAAGAAAGGCAAAACTTCAGACGATAAAGAAATGGACGAAGGTGCTTACGGCAAGAAGAAAAAGAAAACAGTTAAAGAATCTGTTGAAACTAAAATGTCATTTGTCGAAATGTTTAAAATGGTTAAAGAAAGTGGCGGACAACAAGCAATTGATCCAATGGATGATATTCTTTGGAATTGGGCTAACAGAGTCGCTGTAACAAAAGTAGAAGAAACAAACAAGCAAGAAATTTTTGCTGCTATGCTATATGAAAGAAACGGCGGACGTTTTGAAATGTATGACGTTGTGGAAAAAGGCTTAACTGAAGGCAAGGACTGCAATTGTGGTCCAGAGTGTGCTTGTAAAGGCAAATGCGATAGCAACTGCGAGTGCGGACCAGACTGCTAACAAAAAGAATTTAAATATAAACTAAAGCCGGTATTCAACTGCCGGCTTTTTTTATGACGTAAATACCTGTATGTTAACAGATTTAAATCAGGCTTTAAATGTAATTGGCAACGCAGAAAGTATATTCTCAAAAACTAACGGACACATTATTGATAGTCTTCCTACTGTAAGATTTAATCGAGCAGGTATAATTAATGAAGAATCTCAAGGAAGTCGTTGGGACTTTTTGGCTTCAAGTGAAGTAAACACTTTTGAAAAATACAATACTGAAACACCAAAATTCCATACTTTAATATTCACTCCTACTAAAAAGGAATTGGAATATAAAATAAAAAAAGCAAAATTTAAAGCAAAAAGAATAATGTTACCTTTGTTTCAATCACAATGGTTAGAAAATAATCTTAATGCGCCACCATCTACAGGATTACAGGTGTTGTATTATCTAAGTGAAACGAATAATAAACAAGTTAATATTTTTGGTTTTGATTTTAAAGAAACTAGAACATTCTACGAAACCAGAAACAAAGGACAACACGACTACAACAAAGAAAAAATATTTATTTTAAGTTTAGTTGATAAAAATGGTTGGAAAATCTACAAGTAAGTGTTGACACACAAGCCTAAATAATGTATAATAATAAACTCAAACCAGGAGAATGATATGTCAAAAAGTTACGGCCCCGAAGAAAAAGCGAAATTAGAAAGACTAATTAGCGAAGGTTCAACTGTACTACGTGAAGTAGAAGATTTGAACGAAGGACTTAAAGATACTGTAAAAGCAGTAGCAGAAGAACTACAGATTAAACCAAGCACAATCAATAAAGCAATTAAAATTGCACACAAAGGTGATTGGGCAAAACACGAAGAAGAATGGAGTGACATTGAAGGTATTTTAGGTATTACTAAAAATCTTCCAGATGATGTTTCAGGTCCACGTGTGGATGACGAATAATTGGAAAAGATAAAAAACTTTTGGATTAACTCTTACCAAAGCGATAAAGTTGCTTTTGGTTTTGAATTAATAAGTTTTATCTTTACAGTAGGTGCAAGTATGACTCTTGCTCTTACTGCTAGGGATCCTAATATGCTTATAGTATATCCAGGATTCTTTGTAGGTAGTATTACTCAATGCTATGCATCGTTACGTAGAGGTGCAGCATGGGTAACACTATTAACTTTCTACTTTGCTTGTGTTAACGTATTTGGATACGGTATAGCAGCAGGTTGGTGGTAAAAATAACTTGACAATGTAATATAATTGTGTTACTATTATAACAATGCCTAAACAAAGAAAGAGAATTAAAAAAATGCAATATAAAGATGAATCTCAATATGATCCTAAAAGACACGTTAAGACAAAAGGTGGACTAGGGTTTGGCATGAAAAAAGGTGTGAAAGATTTAGATTATGAAAACAGTGGTGTAAACTTAGCATCAGTGTTTGGTTGGGAAGTTCCAGACCACCTTATACATATTAAACAAGTGATTGATAAGCGCAATGGATAATACACTAATAGTTTCAAATCATATAGGACCAGGCGGAGAACCTGCAGATAGAATTTATGGTAATATGAATGGCAATGTACGTTTAGTAAATGCTGATTACACAGACTATAAAGGTAACATTAAGAAAAAGCGTATCTATAAAAAGTCTGCTATTGATGGTTCTAACATTACAACACACATTTATGTTACAGATGACGGACGTTATTTTGATAATGGTGGTATGCCTATTTTGAAACCTGATAACATCGAAGACGATGAAGATGACAACACAAGCGAGTAAACCTTACCAACCGTTAGCATGGGCAGGTACAACTGTATTGCTAACAGCCGCTATGCTCATTAGTACATTTCCAAATGAGATGTATGGAGTATATGGTTTCTTTTTTGCATCTGTTATTTGGACAAGTGTTGGTATATTGTGGAAAGAGAAAAGTTTAATTGTTTTGAATGGTGTGCTTTCGTTAATTTATATATACGGAGTCACAAAACATTTAATCAGCATTTTTGCTGTATAAGTACTAACGAAGAAGGTAAAGTCGGCCATTAAGCGACACATTGGTATTTGCAAGCCTGAAATTGCATATAGGAGAAAAGATGAGTTACGTAGATGCATTCTATGATCGAAGTGAAGATACTATTCGAGTAGTAGAAAGAAAAAACAATAAAAGACATTTTACAGAATATTCCCCAAGACACGTATTTTATTATAAAGACCCAAGAGGTAAACATCAATCTATTTACGGTGATCCTTTACAGCGTGTAACTGCAAAGAACATTAAGGAATTGCGCAAAGAACTTGCAATTCATTCTAATCATAAATTATATGAAAGCGATATAAATCCAATTTATCGCTGTTTAGAAGACAACTATTTAAATGTTGATGCTCCTAAACTTAATGTAGCGTTTTGGGATATTGAGGTTGACTTTGATCCTGAGCGTGGATACGCAAGTCCAGAAGATGCGTTTATGCCTATTACATCAATTGCTGTGCATTTACAGTGGCTAGATGAACTTATTTGTTTGGCTATTCCTCCCAAGACACTTTCAATGGAAGAAGCACAAAAAGCAATTGAAGGTATTCCAAATACAATACTGTATGACAATGAAGCAGATATGCTTGATGCCTTTTTAGATCTTATTCAAGATGCTGATGTACTAAGTGGTTGGAACAGTGAAGGTTATGATATGCCTTATACTGTTAACCGTATCATTAAAGTATTAAGTGCAGATGATACTAGACGCTTATGCTTGTGGGATCAAAAGCCTAAGAAAAGAATATATGAAAAGTTTGGTAAGGAATCACAAACATATGATCTAATTGGTCGTGTACACGTAGATAGTTTAGAACTATATCGTAAGTACAACTATGAAGAACGACATACATACAGACTAGATGCTATTGGTGAACTTGAAGTAGGTGAAAAGAAAACTGTTTATGAAGGTAGTCTTGATGCACTATACAACAACGACTTTAGAACATTCATTGAATACAACAGACAAGATACTGCACTACTTGACAAACTAGACAAAAAACTAAAGTTTATCGATCTTGCAAATACTATTGCACATGAAAACACAGTTCTTATACAAACAACAATGGGTGCTGTTGCAGTTACAGAACAAGGTATTATCAACGAAGCACACAGACGTGGAATGATTGTTCCGAACAGAGTAAAACGTGAGCCAGGCAGTGAGCCTGCGGCAGGTGCTTATGTTGCTTATCCTAAGAAAGGTATTCATGAATGGATTGGCAGTGTTGACTTGAATTCACTGTATCCGTCTGTTATTAGAGCATTGAATATGGGTCCTGAGACTGTAGTTGGACAACTACGTCAAGAAGGAACTAAAGCACATATCGATGGACAGATGGCAAAGGGCAAATCATTTGCAAGTGCATGGGAAGGTATGTTTGGTAGTGTTGAATATAGTTCTGTAATGGACAAAGAGATTAGCAGAGAAATTACTGTCGACTGGGAAAATGGCGATGCCGACAAACTTAGTGCCGCACAGATATATGATTTAATTTACGAAAGCAATCAACCTTGGATGCTAAGTGCTAATGGTACAATCTTTAC